CAAAAGGGCTCCGCCAGCGCTTAGGTGCGTAACACTCCCCCGGCATTACTGCTGGGGGTCACCCGTGAGGAGGATGGTCGATGGCCAAGGATGACTACGACGTTTATCGGCAGCGAGAATGGCTGACGCTGAGAAGCGCCGTCCAAGGGATTACTCCCAATCTCGATACCAAGTCGTACGACTTCCTGAACCGTCAAGCTACGTTCTCCATGACCAATGGAGGACCCCCCGCAAGGGGGAGCAAGGGAGATGTGGGGGGGCCGTTTAAGACGACCCTTTATGAGTACCGGGATTCTACTCCGGTAATCAGAGCCACAGCTGGATCGGAAGCAAGCGGCATCCGGACCTATAATGGTCCGCAGTACGCCTATTCCGCGAACGGTGGGTTGAGTCGCTATGCCGTGCTAAATCCTTCGACGTCTGATGAACTGGACGCACTAGGGACGACAGCAATCGCGCAGACAATTCCCACTAATCCGGCCGGCAGCCTGGTGACTACCCTCGGTGAATTACGATCCGAAGGTATACCCAAGTTGCTCGGCGCACAGTCCCGTCATGTTGCCTTTCATGGCAGACGACGTGACGTGCCGGAGGCGCTTGCAGGTGACTACCTGAACTACCAGTTCGGGTGGAAACCGCTACTCTCAGAACTGCATGGGTTCGCCCACACAGTAAAGAACTCTGAGAAGATCCTCAATCAATACCGAAAAGGTAGCGATCAGAAGATCAAGCGCTTCTTCTCCTTCCCAACAGAGCGCAGTACGGAGACAGTTGTTCTCAGTGATGCGGCGTATCCAACGCCGGTCCTGGACACTTATCTGTACGGCCCTGCGGATGACAGGTATGTTCGAGGTCCCCAAACCAAAACAACCACCACGCAAGTTCGCAGGTGGTTTGAGGGGGCCTTTCGCTACCACGTGCCCGTCGGAAACGACGTGCTGAGCAAAATGCGACGCTTCTCGATGGAGGCTGACCGACTTTTTGGAGTCGCGCCAACACCGGAGGTCGTATGGAACCTCACTCCGTGGTCCTGGGCTTTTGACTGGGTAGGCAACACTGGTGATATTATGACCAATGTTTCTGCTTTCCTGGTCGACGGCCTTGTGCTGCAGTACGGGTACATGATGGAGGAAAAGAAAACCTCCATTACATACTCGCTGACACCCCGTGGTGGCTGTTATTCTGCCGCTGCGGGTTCCACTGGCACGACCGGACGAAAGTCCGGTACGCCTGCCATGGCGTGCTCACAAACTTGGACAACAACTGTCAAGTCTAGAGTGCGAGCTACACCTTACGGGTTCGGGTTCAACTGGGACGGCTTTTCGCCGCACCAGCTGAGTATCCTAGCCGCTCTTGGCATTACCAGGGGCGCGCCGAAGTTCAGCTAGTTGTTCAGCTGTTCTTCACAACACGATGCAAACATAATCCTGTGTTTGTATCCTCTCTCATGAAAGAGCTATGCCATGTTTTCTGACCCACAGTCCGTCACTATCAACGCAGTCGCCGTTTCTCTTCCGAGGACGACGGCTGGCGATAACAAGGGAGCCTTCACTGCCAACGATGGCAGCGTCAAGCTTTCTGTGTCGCATTCGTACGCCAAGCGTAACCGGCGTATGATTCGGCTCGACCACTCTAAGGTGGCCGCCGACCCGCTTGCTGCGGATCGGAACCTGAAGTACAACTTCGCGACCTATCTCGTGATCGATGGTCCTCCGGTTGGTTATACCAACACGGAGGCCAAGCAGATCGTGGACGGGTTGCTCGCGTACCTCACGGCTTCCTCGGGTGCCCAGATTACCAAGGTCCTCGGTGGCGAAAGCTAAGCGGCGCAAGCCGCTCTTTTCGTCACCTTGGCAAGCCCTCACCATCCTGGTGTGGGTGATTCTTGGATGGAGCTTCTTCTACATTTTTCCACTGATTTCACTGTGGGTGAGTGCGGAAGCTTCACTGGGGCCGAGACTGCCGGTTTAACCCAATGCCAAACTCCTAACGGAGAGGTTGTAGGGTGGAGCCGGGTTTAAGGTCAGAGTGAGAGCATGGCAGCAGGACGAGCCACCCTTTAGGAGGGGACTCATGAAAAGCCTACTTCAGCTCTGGCAGGTGATGGCGAATGAATTCGCCGTCAGATGTCGCACCAGCGCCCTCCGCGACTTTGAAACTGTCGCGGAGCGGTCGAACAAGGAAGGCGTGTCGTTTTTGACGATTACCCTTCCCCAGTACCACGCGTCCTTTGTGAAAGCTTTGGACGATGGTACGCTAGCCAGCCCCTCCCTCTTCGCAGGTTTTTCGCGACGAGGTGAACTCCCCAAGTTTCTAGGTGGGTTCATGGAATTGGTGTTCGACCGTGAAACTGGTAGTCTGCTTGACGCACCCGACTTGGAGGCTATATGCGCAATCCGTCAGCTAACACAGCTGTTCGGGAAGATTCTTCTCCCGTGTTCGGAAAAGCGCACGAACGCCGCCTTCGAAAGGTACGTCAATGTTGAGAATCAGGTCACACGTTGGACCGAGGAAGTGGATGATAATCTTATCCACGACTTTAGTCGCATCTCGCGCCTCATTTGGGGTGAGCAACTTGCTGAACTGGACAGAATCGTCCGGAACGGTGAGCTCATTCCCAAGCATGGCCCCGGCAGTACTGCAGATCGACTTTCGGGTAACCGCAAGTTCGATCTCCGTTATTGGCCGGAGCGGTTGGAGGGTGTGTTTCCTTACTTGGAGCACGCCCTTCCCGGTTTCTCATATTTTGAGGACCTGGAAGACCGCTTAGACCTGGTTGACCTCGGCGCGGAGTTGCCTGTAAAGGTGACCGCCGTGCCTAAGACGCTCAAGACGCCACGGATCATCGCCATTGAGCCCACTGCAATGCAATATATGCAGCAGGCTTTGATGGAGGTGTTCGTGCGAGTCCTCGAGGAAGATCCCCGGGGATTTGTCGGTATTTTGGATCAGGGCCCTAACCAAGCCTTGGCTAAGGAAGGTTCTCTTACGGGGACCTTGGCGACGCTAGATCTTAGCGACGCTTCCGACCGTGTCTCGAACCTGCTCGTGGAGACGATGCTCTGCCGTTTTCCGCATCTTGCGGAGGCGGTGGCTGCCACTCGGTCTCTCAAAGCAAGTGTTCCTGGACAGGGAGTGATTCCCCTGTCCAAGTTCGCGTCTATGGGGTCGGCTCTTACGTTCCCTGTGGAGGCGATGGTGTTCACCGCCATTGTTTTCATGGGAATCGAACGGAGCCTCAGACAACCCCAGACTGGAGAGTTGACGGAGTTGGATTTGGTCCGGTCCACGTTTACCCGCAAGGGTAGCGATGGTTTCCGGCTGAGTTCACCCGTCGTGAACAAATTCTCCAGGATCGTGCGCACCTACGGGGATGACATAATTGTCCCCGTGGTGTTTGTGCCGTACGTGACCGAACAGCTGGCCTTAATGGGCTCAGTTGTCAATCAGGGCAAATCTTTCTCGAAGGGTAACTTTCGAGAGTCCTGTGGGAAGGATTACTACCTTGGCGAGGACGTAAGTACAGTCCGAGTCAGGCGGGTCTTTCCCCGGTCGCG